ACAACCGCTGCCCCGATCGAGTTACAATCTCCACGGCTGGCCCAGCATACTCTGATCGAATGCCAGCGACGAACGCTCCGCTGACGAGCGTACCGGGCAGATAGCAGTTGATGACTTCCTCTGGCGCGCCGTTCGGATCGCCGGGAAACATCAATCCATTGGAGAACGTGTCACCGAGATCGATGAGTTCTCCATCGACTTCAGCGTGACTCTCGCGAACCAAGTCATCTCCCTGACTCAACCATTCGGCGCTCTGAATCACGCCACTTTCCTTGGCGGAGAGATATTCTCCCTGGTTCATCGCGCTCACGCTTTCAGTGCGCGCGATCGTCTCGGCACGTGAGGCTGCGGTGCCATCGAACACCGAGTCGTCGATCATGCCGGCGATGTCGCTGATGCCCATGCCAGCTGCGCGGCCGGCGGAGACCGCATCGGTGATCTTCGTAGCGGTGGTCTGACCGACGAGCGTTGCGAGCTTCTCCGCGCGCGCCGCGATCGCGGCCTGCACACGCGGGTTCTCGAGGTTGAAGTCGAAGCCGACCGTATCGCCGAGCGTCGTGCCGGACGCGTTCACGGTCGTGCCGATGAGCGCCTGGTAGCGGTCGAGCCACGCCGTGTGGTAGTCGCCGCCTGGCGCGTAGTCCGCCGTGATCGCACGAAGCGCCGCCTGCACGTAGGGATCAGACTCGTCGCCAGTCGATCGACTCGAGCGGCGCGCCGGATGCGAGCGGCCTTCCTTCTCGGCGGCGTCGTCGAAGGTCTTCCGGACGCCGTTCTTCTCACTGTGGAAGAGCGCCATCGCGGCCTGTCGGTACGGTCCCTCCTGCCGCGTGGCGCGCGTATCGAAGAGTGACCAGAGTTGCGTGCGCTGATCCTTGGAGAGCGCGGTGCCGCGCTTCACGACGCGCGATCGCACCGCCTTTCCCACTGGCGGCGCTTTCGGATCGGCCGGCGGCTTCTCCGGTGTCGCTGAGTCGGGAGTCGGTACGCCAGGCGCACCAGGCGCCGCGCCCGGCGCCGGCGGCGGCGCGTTGGGGTCGATATTGCCGGCGAGCGGTGCATTCGTCTGCAGCCCTTCGGCGTGATCGAACTGCTCGGAGACCGGATACTCCTGGCGCGTGGGCGAGCCGACGAGCGTGTCGTCCTCGTCCATGTCTTCGGGCATGTTGATGCGCGTCCGAGCTTCCTCGCGCGTGATGAGCCCTGCAGCCATCTCCTTGACGCTGCGATCGCTCGTCTCGACTTCGTTCTCGGTGAGTGACGAGAGGCTGTCGGGGTTGAAGCGCACGTACTGGTAGCCGAACTCCGGCATGAACCAGTCATCGAGTGTCGATTCCATATCGCCCATCATCGGCAGCACGGTCTGCTGAATGAGCCGGAAGCGCGCCTCGCGATACTGCACACCCGAGAGTCCGCCTTCGGCGCCCTTCGCGCTCGCGACCCCGATCATCCGCGGATCCACACCGAAGACCGCGCACATATCCTCGCGCGCGATCGCGCGGAGTGCGGTGAACTCGAGGTCGCGGAAGTTGAAGGCGATCTGACGCAGATCTTTCACGCCGCTCATGAACGACACGCCGCCGCGGCCGCCGCGACCGACCTGCTTCTCACGGAAACGCTCTTCGGCGACACGCAACTCCTCGATGCGCGGCGCACCTTCGACGAGCACTGCGAGCGAGGGCGAGCCGTTGTTCTTCACGACCTGACGCACGAACTGGCCCGCCTCGTAGTCGGAGCTGATGTCGATCAGCGCCGCGGCCGCGCGCGGAAAGCCGAAGAGCCAATCGCTCGCCGACATGTCCTTGAAGTGCACCATGTCTTCGGCGAGCGTCGTGTGCGTGCGGCCGACGCGATCCCGCCACTGGTACTTCGCGAACTCGAGCGTCGACGGGTCCAGATAGCCGTACTGGATGTTCTCCGGGTGCACGACTTGGATCGACGTCGGCGGTCCATTCGGCCTCGAGCGCTCGAGCACCCAGAACGCGTTGCCGTAGACCATCATGTGAACGGCGTAGAGCTTCCGCAGCTGCACGCGATTCATCCCCACGCGTGGGGAATGCAACAGCTGCAGCGCGGGCGACATCGGCAGGATCGTGATCTCGCCGTCGGTGTTCTTCGTGTAGACCTCGAAGTCGACGGTCGCTACGATGTCGGCGATCACGCGTACGCACGCCTGCACGATCGGATGCTTCTCGAAGCCGAGCTCGCGAACCTCGCGGCCTGAACCTTGGAAGACGGTGGGCTGCTCGCCCGCGACGACCGACCACCCGAATCCATCCTCGAGTGAGCTGAAGCTGCGCCGCTCGAGCTCGCCGCTGGACGTTAGGTTGGCGAGCGCGTAGCCGCCTTCGTCGGGCGCCGGCGCGCCGCGGAATCGATCGACGAGTCGCGTAAGCGCGTTCGACATTAGGCCACCATGAGCGTGGAGCGCGGTGCGCTGTATTTCCGCACCGCGAGCGCGAGCCCCATCACGCAGTCGTCGTGCAGCCCTTCCGGTGCGGAGTAGAAGACGCCGGTGCGGGTGTACTCGAACTCGAAGACCTCGAGCTCGTTCACGATCGGTCCGTCGGGGAAGCGCGTGAGCTGCGACTGAATTGCGAGCGAGAGCCCTTCCATGAGCTGCTGCTTCGACGAGCTCGAGAACTTGAAGCCCTCGAAGTTCTGTCCGCCGTCCGCCTGCAGCTCCTCGAGTACCGGATCGCCCACGCCGGTGGAATCGACGAGGGCAGGGAGGCCGCGGGTGATGTGTTTGATCTTGCCGATGGTCGCCTTCCACGGCCCTTGCCACCGCTCGAACTGTGCGACGTGGCCACGATCGTCGAGCCCGATGCCGACGGTCCAGTCGTGCGACTTCGCGAGATCCCAACCCCAGCACACCGCCGGTCGATCGGAGAGCGGTGCGATGCATTCGCGAATCGCTTTGATGCCGAACGGATTGCCACCGTCTTCCGAAGCCTCGGCGAGATACAGCTCCTCGAAGACCTCCTTGCTGAGCAGGCGCTTCGCGTCTTCGACTTCGGCGAGATCGAGTACGCCGCCCTCCACCGCGTCGTAGGCGGTGAGTTTGAAGAAGGCCATATCCTTGGTTCCCGCTTCCGCCAATCGCGCGAGCTTGTAAGCCCAGTTCTTTCGACCCTTCACATTCCCGATCACGCGCAGCGGGCCACGCGTGGCCGTCAGGGTGGAGCGCACCGCCACCCATGCGTCTTCTTTGCATCGGGTGGCTTCATCGATGACGGCCGCGTACACATCCTCGCCGTACAGCGAGTCCGGCTTGTCGGCGCCCTTGAACCAGATGACGGCGCCGTTCGCCAGCGTGATCGTCATCTCGCTCGCGTTTGGCGTGTAGAGCTCGCGGGGGATCGCGCGCTTGAGGCGACGAAACGCGATCTTGGCGACACCATACGTGGGCGCCACCCACCAATAGTTGCGGCCGTCGCCTTTGCCGAGTGCGGCCATCTCGAAGATCCACACCATGCAGCCAACAGTCTTGCCCGTCTTCGTGGACGCCTCAGTTATCGAGTAGCGCTCAGGCGCGAAGAGAAACGCAGTCTGCTTCGCGTACAGGAACGGGCGCACGTATTCCACCGAACGCGGCTCAGATTCGATCGCGGCCACCGTCGCAGCTATTGCCATGCGACGCACCTTGAAGTACCATGTCGTGCATGCGCGAAGAGTGGCGAACCGTCGAGGATTGGCCGTACGAAGTCAGCGACTACGGGCGCGTTCGGCGCACTGGAGCGGGCAGGGGAACGCGGGTGGGCAAGGTGCTGCGACCCGTGAACTGCGGCTCTGGCTACTTCTACGTCGGCCTCTCGCAGGACGGCGTTGTGCGCCGAGTGACCGTGCACACACTCGTCGCCGCGGCGTTCATCGGTCCGCGCCCACTGGGCTGCGAAGTGAATCACCGCAACGCGAAGAAGCTCGACAACACGGCGACCAACCTCGAGTACGTGACCGCCGCTGGCAACGTCGCGCATGCGGAGGCGAACGGTCTCGCGAGGCGACACTCGAAACTGACGCCAGATGCCGCGCGCGACATCCGCGCGGCACTGGCCACTGGGGCGACGCCGAAGGCGCTCGGCACCGCGTACGGCGTCAGCGCCGATACGATCCGGCTCATTCGTTCTGGCAAGCGCTGGTAGTTCGCGCGCGCTCATGACTCGTGCAACGGACGATCTCCGATGGCGAGGGTGAACTTGATCGGCACGCCGCCAGACTTGATGTCCACCTGCTCGATGAACATCCCCAAATGCTTTCCGATCAGCTCCAAGGCGCGCACCTTGTCATAGAGCTTGAACTCGACAGCCGACTCGGTGATCTGCTTCTCTTCGTTTCCGTTCTCGGTGACGGCTATGACCTTGCGCTTCATCGACTGAATCGCGCGCGACGCTTCGTTCGGCGCGCCGGGTGTCCGCTTGAGCTGGCCTTCGTGCGTGATGCCGTAGTGGCGGATGTCCGAAAAGCCCAGCGCCGCCAGCTCCTCTAGCACACGGTCCGCGGTGCATTTGAGGCGCGCCGCGCGTTCCGCCTTGAGCTGCTCAATGACGGCGGCGACTTCCGGGTGGTGCGTGAGCTCGTAGCCGATAACCGACGCGGTGTGCGCCGAGTACCCAGCACGCTTGGCGGCGGCGGTAGCGTTGAGATCACAGAGATATTCCTCCGCAAAGCGCCGTTGTCTGGCTGTTAGGGGGCGCGGAGACGGTTCGTACGGCTCGTCCGATGAAGACATTCCCCTCTGTGCAAACGAAAACGCGGCTCAGCCCCTCGTTCTTCGAGGAGTTGAGCCGCGTGGGTAAAGCGCAGCGAGATTGAATTGTCGAGAGCGCGCGCTGGGTTGCGCCCTCTCAGTATGACTTCATCGGTCGCTCAGTCGTAACCTAATACGAACCTAACACTTATCGTGGCGCTCGCCAGCATCGCACCCTCAGTCCGGCCTTAGGCAGCGCGCGCCCATTTGAGGCCGAGGAACACGCGCACTTGGTCGAGATCCATGCGTGTGCGCTCCATCTCGTGGAGCTCCGAGCTCGTCACCTCGACCACCACGCGGACGCCGCCGGGCAGCGCGAGCACGTACAGCACGCAGCCGCAGATGTCGCTCGTGCGGGCCGGGGGAGCCTTGTAGCGGCATCGGACACCGCCATGCGGCCACGCCCATTGATCGGTGGGGATCGCGTGGCCATACGAGCAGCGGAGCGGCTCGTCGGCGATCAGCACGTTGACGGGACGTGCGACAGGATGGGGCGCGTGCGCGCGACGTGCTTGGTGCGTGCTCAATCTAAGCTCAACCTAGCGAGTGCGAGTGGAATGATCACGCCTCCCTAATCGTTTCCCCGCTGATCTTTTTTGGCTGCTCGCCGATCTTCTCGAGTAGTCCGCGCCACCGCTTCTCGTCGCCGGCGCGGCGCTTCCATCCTTCGAGAGCCAGGTGCAGCGCATCACGCAGCGCGATCCGCTCTTCCTCCGTCATCGTGAGCTGGCGAAGTGTGTGCGCCGGCAACTGCTCGACGTCTGACGCGCGACGGCTCGGTGCCATCAGTGCAAGTAGTCCACGCGAGAGACACGCGGCTCGCAGTTGCAGTGGCCACGCTTCGCCAGGAGATCGCACCAGTCGCTATGCGAGACATTCACCTCGAAGCTCTCGCCGGGATACTTCTTCGCGAGCTCCATGAGCTTCGGCACGAAGTGATCGTGCGTCGACGGCGGCCGCCGCTCGAGCTCCTTAGACACCGTTCACCTTGTTGTCAGCTCGAGCCAGCGTATCCGCAATGCGCGCGACGAGGGGGCTGTCAGCCGGAACGTGTGGAAGCGCTTCGTACAGCAGCATGACGATTTCGCGCACGAGATCCACGTTCAACAGATCGACTCGAATAGCATACCTCTCGTCTTGTGCTGACACATCGTCTGCAGCTTCATCGCGCGCGACCTGGTCGCGGTTCACGCGCTCGAAAATGTCCTCAGCCATCGACGCGCTCAGGCCACGACCAGCACTCCTGCTCTGGACTCGTGCGGGTTGACTCGTGTGCGATGCCAGGGCGGCCCACTGTGTCGCCGCTCGGCATGATCAGCGCGACGTTCACGATCGACGTCGGCGGTAACACCTTCGCGATAATTGCAGCCATCGGCTGCGGATTGTCGCCGCGCTTCACGTGCACGATGCGACCGACGCTCGGCTCTGGTTTCACGTGGAACTCCTGGAGAACTGAGGTTCAATGAGGCGTGCGGGGGTCGCGTCGACGTTCCGTGTGAAACGCCAGGGCAGCTGGGGCGCAGGTGGTGCGCGTAAGTCGTTGCGGCATCGAATCGTTCCCAACTGTCCTATTATCCCTATTTATAAAAGGGGTATAGGAAATAGAGATTGGTAGCGAATTGCGAAAATGCATAGGACACATGGGACACATAGGACAAATATCCCCATCGCACGGGGTACGCTCCGCCCCATGTTGTCCTAAGTGTCCGGGGTAGAGAAGGGTGACAGCGGCGTTTCAGGGCGGCGCCTGCCCTGTATCGGGACTCCATTCGATCCCTTCATCATCCCACTCCTTCTGGTAGCGCGCGATTCGGCAGAACTCGGCACGGCACTTCACGAGGGACCGGAAGTCGTACACGTACACGCGCGGTCCGCCGACAGAGAGTTGCTTCTTCTTTCGCGTGGTTCCCGGGACGTACTGTGCGAAGAAAATCCCGAGCTGGATCTCACTGTTGCGTCGGTTCACGCCACGCATCTTCGCGTGTTCGATATAGGCATCCTGCAGGCGCCTCGCCGGCGCGCGACCCTCGCCTGGCTTGTCGCCCGGGAGTGATCCTTCGTTGAGCACGTCGATCCACCACGACATCTCCGGTGTCATGCTCGCCAGCTTCTGATCGAAGAGCGCCTGCGTGCGCGGGATCGGGTGGAGGTCGGTCTCCTCGAGGTCGTACGTGAGGAGATACTCGAGCAGCGCACCGTAGCCGCCATTCTCCATCTCGTCTTCGATCGCCTGGAAGTACGCGTGATTCTGCATCTGCGCTTCGCCGACGTCGAACACTGCGAAGCGGCGCTCGTCGAGCCCGGCCGGTACCACCCAGTCGTTGTTCGAGGTGATCAACAGGCGGAGGTAGTTCCGCACGCTCACGGGTTCCTTCCCCTTGAACTCAATCAGCTGCCACTCGCCAGTGATCAGATCCTTGAGCTTCCCCGTGGCCACGTGGTCGCCGCCCCACGTCGCCTCGTCGAGCTGCAGCAGGAGGCTCTTGATCAGATGCGAGTTGAAGCGCCCCGTCACGTAGCGCGGATCGCTCACAAGCGTGTAGTGCTCGCCCAGCAGCTGGCCCATGACCTTTCCGACGATCGTCTTGCCGGCGCCCTGCGCACCCTTGAGCACGATCGCGTTCCCGGTTTTCTCCGTGGGCCGCTGGAAGATCGAAGCGAACCAGCCCATCACCCAGGCGAAATCCTCGGGATCGCCGTTGCACACGTTGTCCGCCATGTGCGAGAGGAACTTCTGGCAGCCGTTCGCGCCGCGTGCATCTCGTTCGACTGCGAAGCCGCGCCAGAGGTTGTAGTACGTGGCGCTCACCTCCTGCAGGGGAGCGAAGACGAGCCCCTCGTACTGTCGCCGGCGCTTGTCGTTGAGCCAGAGCGCGGAGAGCCCGATCGATTCCTCGCCAGTGTAGAATTTCCGCGGTCGCAGCCACTCCTTGAACGCGTCGATAGACATGAACTTGTACTCGGCCACACCGAACGCGTCGTGGCCCTCGCGCAGGATCGCGGCGCTACCGCCAATCAAGATCATCGCGTACTCGCTGTTCAGCGCATCGACCTCAACCTTTCGTCGATCGACGTACAGGGTATCGTCATCGCCATTCGATGCTGCCCGCTTCTTCCGCCCGAGCTCCATCTCGCCAACGCGATCGGCGTACGCCGGCGTCGACACGTCTCCGTTCACTGTCACGCAGCGACCTCACTCCGTTTCTGTTTTGATGTAGCAGATTCAATGGCTTCAGCGGCATACATCCGCGTGAACTCCGCGTCGAGCCCGTTGCCGTCGAGCTCCTCGCGAATACTCGTGAGCTCCCATGCGGCTGCGCGCGTCAGCGCCGGCTGCTTCGGCGAGTCAAGCACCAGCTGGCGCCAGCGCTCGAGTGCGGGGCATTCCTCGACGAGGCGCGCCAGGCGCGCGTGCGTGCGATCCTCAGCGACCTCGGCCCGGAGCCGCTGGTTCTCGTCGAGCAGTAGGTGGTAGTGATCGCTGATCGCCTGCGCATCCTCACGCGTCGGTTCAGGCAGCGGGTCGTAGCCACGCGCATAGCGGACCATCCCGATCATGTGATCGCTGAGCGACTCCGCACGCGTGCGCGGCGTGTGCTCGCGCAGAGGACGCTCCGCGAGCTCGAGCATCCGCTTCACGATCGCGATCATTTGCACGCGTCCGGTGCGTGAGAGCGCGTCCATCATGCGGCCGCTCCCTCAAGCTGTCTCACTCGAGCGAGCAGGTGGTTGTAGCGAACCACCGAATCCTGATGCGGCGCCGTTCCTCGCCGGCGGTGTGCCTCGAAGTACTTCACCAGAAGTGCGAGATCCTCGATGTCGCTGAGCTGCTGTGGTGTCATTGATCCTCCCAGTACTTGTCGTCGGCCGCTTCGGCTTCTTCGCGCGCTTCGATCTCGACGTCGGCTTCACGCGCGACCTCCAGCGCGACTGCCTTCGCCGCCGCGACGTTCGCAGCATGTACGGCGTCGCAGTCCGGGCGCCCGCACGTGGCGAAGCCCACCGGGAAGCACACGCGACAGAGCTTGCGCTCGCACCGCGCGCAGGTCCGCGTCCAGTTCAGATCTGCGTCCAGCTCTTCCATCTCGGGGTGCGAGCGCACCACGTGCCCGCACCCAGGGCAGGGGATGAGCTGCGCGCCCTGGTCGGTGACGGCTGCCTTCACACCTCTCATCGGCGCCTCCTGATCTGCATAGCCGCCATCTCGCGCAGCGTGATTTCATTCGCACCGAGCCTCACAGCCTTAGCTCGCATCGAGAGCGCGATGTCGTAGTGCTCCCCAACGGTTCCCGGCTTCTGAATCCACTTCCGCGCGACACCGATCGCGTCAGCCATCGCGTCGAGCTCTTCGCGCGAGTCCGCCATCATGTGGCACATGATCATTCGGCCGAACGGCGCGCGCATGTCGTCGACGTAGACGCTCACGGGTCGATCCTCGCGGCGGTGAGGTCGCGAAGCATCGCGACGATATTCCGGCACTTGAGCAGCTGCACGTCGAGCTCCGCGATGCGCTTGTTCGCCGTGCGGTGCGACGAGATGATCGCGCACACGTCGGCGATAGACAGATCGCCGCGCTCGTTACGATCGTTAAAGGCGGTGAGCTCGTCCTCGCTAATCCCGGCGCTCATGCTGACCTCGAGCCGACGCGCGGTACGGGTCGATCGACGTGCTCGAGCACATCGATCATCGCGTCCGCGCGACGCAGGCGCGCCTTCTCTGCCGCGGAGAGCTCGACGTCATCGCCTGGTTCCCGCGCGCGCTTCGGATCGATGAGGCGGTGGCGCATGATGAACGCGAGCGCGAGATCGAGCTTCGCGTCCTCCCACGCGGCCGAGTAGACCTCCCAGGCGATGTCGATCGAGACCGCTTCCGCACGTGACAGATTGATGCCGAGCTTGCGAGCGTTCTTGCCGCTGGTCCAGAGCTCGCGATCGCGACCGAATAGCGCGGCCAAGAGCCCCGCGAGGATCGTCACCTGCATATCGTCGACGGTCTTCAGCCAGTGGAGCTCGCGCGGCTCGCCCTCGAGCTCGTGGAGATCCGCGGGGCTCAGGCCGTGCCGACGAAGCATCTTCGCGAGCAGCGCCTCGGCGTTCTCCTTCTCGCCGCCGATCCCCTGGCGCGCGAGGCGGAGCACCTTGAGGAGTCGAGTGCGCAGCTCGTCGTCCGCGATCGCAGGGCTCACGCCGACCTCCGGCCGCGACCCATGCGCGGTAGCAGCAGCGCGCGCGCCGCGTCGGCCTCGCGCTGCTTGCATGCGGGACACTTCTTCGCGCGGCCGGTGAGCACTGTCGTGCAGCCTTCCGTCCAGCACGTGCGCACGCCGCCAGCGCTCTTCTCGATGAGACGAAGCGGCGGCGTCCACTCGTTCTCGGGTGGGCGCTCGAGCGCTCCGATCGCACGGCCCTTCGCCTGGCGACGCTTGAGCTCCGCCGCCGGCGCGCAGCTGTCGCACCACTTCGGCGGTCGGCCGTGTCCCGGGCTCGGCGTCCAGTCGAGGTAGAGCTCGCAGCCTGCGCATTTTGGAACTGGCCGCTCGGGGTTCGCCAGGTAGTACGCGCGCAGCGCCATCGCGCGCTTGCGAAGCTGCCGCGCCTTCTTCGAGTTGTACTTCCTGTGGCTGCGCAGGTACTTCTCGCGAACCTTGCCCTCCTTTAGCAGCCACTTCCGCTTCGCCTTCGCTGTCTTGTCGCGATGCAGCTGGCGGTACGCCTTCTTGTACTCGAGGCGGCGAGCGTGCCGCTCCGGATTGTTCTGGTAGTACTCGCGCGACTTCGCGAGCACCTTCTCGTGATTGATCTCGTTGTACTTCGCGAGCGATCGCATATTCGCAGCATGCTTGTGGGCGGCGCAGCGCATGGCCCGGCCGATCATCCCTTCGACTGGGAGCGGGCAGTCGCGGCAGATCCCCGCGAGCCGGCGCTCGCAGAGCACGCAGCGTAGGATCGTGGCTCCGAACCGACGATCGATGTCCACGGCCAGCGCCCCGCC